CGGGGACTGTGGTTGGCCTGCGCTGGGCTCTGGCTGGAATCCAAGACGCCGGCACCGCGACGCCGTCGTTTCTTCAGTGGTGTATTGTGGTTGTTCAAGATGGGAATGCGGCGTCCACCATGGCCAGCACTGATGCGGCAGACATGTACACGCCGGAGCAAGACGTCCTGGCCTTCGGGAATGGCCTCACCAAGCTTGGGATTGAGGGGAAGACGTGGGAAGGAACGACGAAGACCATGCGCAAGCTGAAGCAAGGGGACCAACTGCTCTTCATTGCAGTCGCCGAAGTAACCCACACTTGGGAGATGCGCGGAACGATTCAGTTCTTCTTCAAGACGTGAACGCGGTCGAAGACCGCAGAAGTTCACTTCAGCTTTGCTCTCACAAGTTGTCCCCTTGGCTTGTTACCACATGTTTGCCCCCGCTGTGGTTGTGATATTAAAAAAAGGTGAAGCGGCGGAGCCGCTTTGAAGTTCATTCTTCTTCCCAGTCCCCAAAGGGTTCCGTCAGTTCGCTTTCTGGTTCCAAAGCGGCCAGTTCCGCTTCCAATGAGTACCATTCTTCGTCCAGGGCCTCGACGTCGAATCCACCAACGAAAGCGTCAGCGTCTTCTGCGACGGTGTTGTGAGAAACAGGGTCGTCGGAATTTGCGACGGTTCCCCGAGGCTGCTGAACAGTATTACCAGCAGCCTCGGGCTCAACATTGGGGATCGCGAGACCAGTACTTTCCGACAAAGGCATCTCTTCGTAGAACGTCATGATGTAAGAAGCGCGGAAGAGACCACACGCGTTGCGATCAAAAACAGGTAGGACCAAGCCGAGTCGTCGTTCGAGTGGTCCCCCTCGGTAAGGTTCTTCAGACTGGTACCATTGGTCCGGTGGATCGTTAGCTGTGAAGATAACGTTACTCCACTTTCCAACAACGAAGCCACCCTTGACCGGAAGTTCGAGGCGGTAGCGGTCACAAATGCGCAAAAGAGTTCGGTACGGAACACACTTAGGCTCAAAGTCATCAAAGATAATGGTGCGCTGCCCATTATACCCGTCGAACCAAAGAGCGCCAGAGTTCTGTATCGGTACAATGAAGGTTTCTTCGGAGGTATCCAACGTTACAGCGGCGTGACTCTTGCCAACATCGGTGGGGCCCCAAAGCACCGCGCAGGAAACAGGCGGACGGAGTACATCTGAGTCGGACCGGTGGAGTTCGCTTTCCAATGAATGGAGCCCTCGACTGTAACGTATGTAAGTAGCAGGCATCTCACGCGCAACTCGGGCCGCACCGGAATTTAGAACCAGCTGTGCGGCTGCGTCGAGGTCCGTTCGGTGTCCCTGACCGTCTTGTACTGTTCCAAATTCATAGGGTCCACTGATCCTTCCCTCTTCTTTGGTACAATACGTGGTATTCTGCGTCGGTGTGCCACGAGCAATTTCTAGGTGAACAGAAGTGCTCATGAAGACGTCACGTTTCACCGTCGCCATGGTGCAGCGGCGGTTAAGCTGTACATACCCCTGCAAGTGTTCGCGCGAAGTACCAGAGCCACGTTCTTGTTGGAACACAAGGTACAAGACCTCGTCCACCGTGCCAAGAGATTGAAAGCGCTCAATCATTTGTTCCCATTCGTCATCGGGAATACCGTCCTCTCGGTTGTAGGTCCAACACCAGTTCTTTGCACTGCTGGGCATCTTGCTTCTTGCAGTGTGAGGGTCCCTCCTCCCTTGGGTGGAGGGCACGGTACCTCCGTTTCGTTATCGTGGGATTCAAAGAAAAAGCTGGAATGCCGCCTAGAACGTTCAGTTCGGGGGGTCTCAAAGTACTTTAATATATACTGGCCGCCTCCTTTTTTATAGTAAGAAAACCACCTGCTTAATTAAGCAGGTCCCCGACTTCAGTTGGGGATACTGGGGATTCCACAGGCAAAGAAGATGTCGGCGCGGGGACAGAAGCGTGCTCGTACCACGGGGGGTGCTCGTGTTCAGCGCCCGATTGACAAGGAGCTGATTGCCGTGACCAAGGTGAACGTGGCGAACACTCAGGTGGAGACTGTGCTCAAGACCGTCACCTTCCCGGGGACTGTGGTTGGCCTGCGCTGGGCTCTGGCTGGAATCCAAGACGCCGGCACCGCGACGCCGTCGTTTCTTCAGTGGTGTATTGTGGTTGTTCAAGATGGGAATGCGGCGTCCACCATGGCCAGCACTGATGCGGCAGACA